GCCGTGAAGACGGCGAGGAAGCGCATTTCTCAGGTTTCGATTACCTCGAAGAACAGAAAGAAAACGGCCATAACAAACGTATGCACAGACTACACAAAGCGAGACAACACAACACAATCTGGGATCACTGTGGTGGTTCATCCCCCATCACCTTCAACAAACTTGACCTTACCCGACGCACAGCAGAGGGTTTCGTCTGTATGTTTGATGATGGAACCCCATGGTTTGCTCCCAAACCTGTCCGCAAGAGTGTACAAAAACCCGACTTTCAGGAAAAGGGTCACTGGTACTCTCCAGTCCTTAACGCCCTCGGGTATAACCGTGATACTTTTACTTTTGGTGCTCTGCCTACTGACCTCCGCGGCATTACTGGTGCCGATTGCTCAACATCTGATGGCGTCGACGCCAAACAACTAACGGACAAACTTGATCTTAAACTCCTGGAATTCTTGTACTCCAAGAAAATGCCACCCAGTGAATATTTTGATAAGAAAACGAAATCGTTCGACCGCGAATTAGCCATCATCCACATGCATAAATTGACTGAACAATACTATTCCGCCAGACCTGACATCAAACGCGACCTGGAAAGTCGTCAGCGTGACGTGTTCACTCAATCGTATGTGGCTTCAGAAACATCTAAGGAGTTTCTCCTCTCAAACCACCGTACAACCACAAACAAGTACTCGGGTTTCTTGCGCGCTTACCATGGACACCAGCGTCTGTTCAAGGTAAGCGCGATCCTAATCCCCACTGCAATTCTCACCGCTGTAGCCCTCAACAAATTGAGACAACCTGCTGTCACGGTAAGAACCTTAAATCAATTGCAGATTGGAAGTGCGCTTCTGTCGACGCTAGCAGAGCAGATGGAAAGTGCAACGCAACGTATGTCACAAAGGTTTTTGAGCCCCCTGTCAACGGCGGTTCAAAACCTTATGTGATGCGCGATTGCGTTCATAATGAAGAGATCGGCTTACGAAATCGATATCTCCGAGACATTGGTCAACCTGAGAGCTACGACACAGCCCTAGTTGATGAAATTCTCGTTGAACTCGCCGGTCTCATCAAACAACAGAATGGTGGAGCACTGCTTGAAATACCCACCTTACATGAGTTCTATGAGAGTCGTACGGGGCATTCCAAACAACGCCTCGGAAAAGCTTTACAAACGGTTGCGGACACTGGTTTCGATCCCCTTAAGTGTTCCAAAATCAAAGCCTTCATCAAGAATGAAAAATATTCACTTGATGAACTCACTGATCCCGAATCACAAATTAAAGATCCTCGAATCATCATGGGTAGGGACCCACGGTTTGGCTTGATCTATGGGCGCTTTACAACAGCCTTAGAGAAAATAGTCAAACACGTCAAAGGTTTCGACAAAGGAGACACCTTCTTTGATATGGGAAAGTTCATCGAAGAACACCCATCTGAAATCTGGTCTTACTACTATGACGATGCTTCCAAGTTTGAATCCTCCCAGAGGGAAAAACTTTTGAGACATGTCGAGTGTGGTTTGATGAAATTGATCCTCAAACCTGAGGATTATCAGGAGTTCATGCGCTGCTTTGAAGTCAAGATGATCAAACAAGGGTTTACCAGACATGGACTGGAATTCCTTTTCTACGCTTTGAGATGCTCGGGCGAATTTGACACTTGGCTTTTTAACACTATCCTAAACTGGGTTGCCCACCGCTATTTCGAAAAGAAAAACAAAAGTGGTAACATCGATTTCATCACAACTGGAGACGATGGGGTCGGGGCTCATTTGCGTAGCAAAAAGATGACTTTAAACACCTTTCCGGAGTTTGGGTTTGATTGCACGCTTGAGTTCGTTAGGAGTCCGACGGATTTGGAATTTTGTTCAAGCAAATTTGTTGAGTACTACCCAGGGAAATGGATGTTGTGCCCCAACATCCCCAAGCTTTTGCGCAATATAGGTTTTTTGATTAA